TCAAGTTCTTACAGCAAACTCAGGTGCAACATATGGCGTTGAGTGGTCAGCACCAGCAGCAGTTGGTGTATTCGATACACAAATTACCTTCGAAGGCTCAACAGCAAATGATTACGAAACAACTCTTACAGTAGTTGACCCAACAGCAGATCGTACAATTACACTTCCTAACGTATCAGGTACTGTAGTTACATCTGGTGATACTGGAACAGTTACAGCAACAATGCTTGCTTCAGACTCTGTAGAAACAGCAAAAATTAAAGATGCTAACGTAACAGAAGCAAAACTTGCTTCAGACTCAGTAACAAATGCTAAGATAGCAAATGATGCTGTAGATACAGCAGAAATTAAAGATGGCGCAGTAACTTCAGCAAAGATTGCTAATGACACAATTGTAGATGCAGACATTAATTCTGCTGCAGCAATTGCTCAGTCTAAGATTTCAGGTCTTACTACTGATCTTGGAAACAAGGCTTCAGCATCAGACCTAACAACTCACACAGGTGCAACAGAGGCACACGGTGCAACTGGTGCGGTAGTTGGAACAACAAACACACAGACCCTTAAACGCACTTGCAGCAACATCTTCATCAGAACTCGCTGGAATTATTTCAGATGAGACTGGTACTGGAGCACTTGTTTTTGCTAACACACCAACACTTGTAACACCAAACATTGGTGCTGCAACTGGTACATCTTTGGTTCTTTCAGGGGACCTAACAGTTAATGGTACAACAACTACAATTAACTCAACAGAAATCACGATTGATGACAAGAACCTTACACTTGGTTCAGTAGCAACACCAACAGATGCAGGCGCTGACGGTGGTGGTATTACTCTTAAGGGTGCTACAGATAAGACTTTCTCATGGGTAGATGCAACTGATGCATGGACCTCATCTGAACACCTCAACCTTGCTTCTGGCAAAAACTACTATTTAAATGGTGGATTGCTAAAGGATGCAACAGAAACTCTTACAAACAAGACAATAAGTGGCGCAAATAACACTATTTCAAATGTTTCCCTAACTACTGGAGTTACAGGAACACTTCCTGTTGCTAATGGCGGTACAGGAATCACATCCCTTGGAACTGGCATTGCCGATTTCCTTGGAACACCATCTTCTGCAAACCTTATCTCAGCAATTACAGATGAAACAGGAACTGGCTCACTAGTATTTGCTAATACACCAACTCTTGTTACTCCAGTACTTGGCGCAGCAACTGCAACATCTATCGGATTTGCTGATACCCTTACAGGATCTGCAACTGCAACTGCTGGAACTTCAGCAACAACAATTGACACATTTGCAGCAGCAACATATACTGCTGCTAAGTACATTGTTCAAATGAAAAAGGGCGCTGACATTGAAGTAATTGAACTTCTTGTTGCCGTTACTGGAGAAAATGTTTATCTAACAGAGTACGCTGATGTACAAAGCAACGGAGAACTAGGAACAACAAATGTAGTTTATTCTGCAGGAGATGTTCTTCTACAAGTAACTGCAGCAGCAGCAGACACTGCCGTTAAGATAAGCAAGACCTACATCAAAGCATAATTAAGAAAAGAGGCTAGAAGTGGCAACTGTAAATAAAGATTTTAAAGTAAAGCATGGGTTAGATGTAACTCAAGGCGGTACTTTTGGAGGAACTGTTACAGTTGCTACTCCTACCGAAAACACACACGCAACAACAAAACTTTATGTAGACAGTAAAGGGGCGGTTGCTGCACCATCATCAACAGCCCCAGCAACTCCAGTAAATGGACAGTTATGGTTTGACACAGTATCACGCCATGTATCAGTATATTCTACTGATCAGGCTGAATGGATTATGATTGCAACATTTACTGACACCGCTGATCTTAGACAACACATCCACGATACTGCAATTGACGGAACTGGACTTATTGTTTCAATATTCCAGGATGCAGGTTTCTACGATTCAATCTTTACATCAACTGAAATTGCAGGATTCTATGATTCAGAATACTGGACTAACAGTTATGACGGCGGTAGCCCACTGGACAACTTCAGTTAATAATCTGATATAATACTATAAGACACCACGAAAGAGGAGACTATAAATGGCAACAAGAATGCAACAGCGCAGAGGTACTGCTGCTCAATGGATTTCAACAAATTCTGGCAATGGCCCAATCCTCAACGCAGGTGAAATTGGATTTGAAACCGATACAAATAAATTTAAGATTGGCGATGGAACTAATCACTGGATCAACCTTGATTACTTTATTGACGCTAACTCAACAGTAAACCCATCATTTGGCACAAGTATTGTTTTTGAAGGTGCTACTGCAGATTCATACGAGACTACACTTCAGGTAACAGACCCAACCGCTGATCGTACAATCACTCTTCCAAACGTAACTGGTACAGTTATTACAACTGGCAACCTTTCAGACATTACAGACATCGGTGTATTTACTTCAACAATCACAATGGAAGGCTCTTCAGCAGATGACTTTGAACTTACACTTTCAGCAGGAAACCCAACCGCTGATCGTACAATTACATTTCCAGATGCAACAGGCACAGTAGCCCTAACATCTGACATTGCAGAACTTTCACAAGATGCTATTGATACAGCACTCACCGCAGGCACTGGTATCACAAAGACCTATAACGACTCAGCAAATACTCTAACTATCGCAGTAGACACTACAACAATTCAGGCTCGTGTTACAGATGTTTCAGATACAGAAATCGGATACCTAAATGGTGTTACTTCTGCAATTCAAACACAGTTGGATGCTAAGTCAACAGAATCAAAAACAGAAACACTTACAAACAAGTCAATTTCACTTGGCTCAAATACAGTAACTTCAACTCTAGCCCAACTAAATAGTGCAGTTTCTGATGCTGACGTGGCCTCTCTTGCAGGAACAGAAACACTTACAAACAAAACTTTAACTTCTCCAGTAATCAATACACCTACTGGAATTACAAAGACAGACGTTGGTCTTGCAAATGTTGACAATACAACTGATGCCAACAAGCCAGTTTCAACTGCAACTCAAACAGAACTTAATCTAAAAGCACCACTTGCTTCACCTACATTTACTGGAACAGTAACAATTCCACCAGGTGCAAGTATTTCAGGTTTTGCTCCACTTGCAGACCCAGCATTTACTGGAACTACAACAGCAGTTAACCTAACAATTTCTGGGGACTTAACAGTAAATGGAACTACAACAAATATTAACTCCACTAGCCTTGTAGTAGAAGACAAGAACATTATTCTTGGAGATGCAACAACACCTACAGACACAACTGCAGATGGTGGCGGTATCACATTGAAGGGCGCAACAGATAAGACATTTAACTGGGTAGACTCTACAGATGCTTGGACTTCATCAGAGCATATTAATCTTGCTTCTGGAAAATCATATTACGTAAACGGAACTTTACTTAAAGATGTCACAGAAACACTTGCAAACAAAACTCTTACAAGTCCAGTAGTTTCAGGACTTACACTTTCAGATTCAGGAATTGTTTTTGAAGGTGCAACAGCAAATGACTTTGAGACTACCTTAACAGTGGTAGATCCTACGGAAGATAGAATATTAACTCTTCCAAATGAAACTGGAACACTTGCCACACAGGAGTACGTTGATGGTTCAATTACTAACGCAGAAGTTGAGCAATCAACGCTTGCTGGATCAGGAATTACATGGAACGTTTCAACTTCTCAATTTGATGTTAACACTTCAACAATTCAGGCTCGTGTAGCAGATGTATCTGACACTGAAATTGGATACCTTAACGGCGTAACATCAGCAATCCAGACTCAATTAGATGCTAAGATTGCAAAGGCAGACATTAATGCAAAGGGCGTTATCTTAGTTGGAACTGGAACAGGAACATATGCTGCACAATCAGTTGGTACAAACGGACAAGTTCTTGCAGCCAACTCTGCTCAGGCAGATGGTGTTGAATGGATTACTCCATCACAAGGTGCAGCATTCAGCGAAATGATGCTAATTGGAGCATAGAACTTTATAAAGTTTAAAGCACTAACTATAAACTAAAGATTTACACGCTCTTATTGAGCGTGTTTTTCTTTTTAAACTTGTGATATACTTAAGACTACTTCGTAAATTAAGAAGTACTAATATAATTTTACTTTGAAAGGTACATAAATGTCAGAAAGCGTATTTTCTTTTCGTCTATCAGAAGAATTTGTAAATAAATATCAAGCAATCCCAGCACCATTTGGATTCTCAGATGCAGGATCTAACTCACTGGGAGAGGTAACATTTATTCGTACATATTCTCGTGTTAAAGAAGATGGAACAAAGGAACGCTGGCACGAAGTTTGTCGTCGTGTAATTGAGGGTATGTATTCAGTTCAAAAAAACCATGCCAAGGATAATCGCCTACCTTGGAATGATAACAAGGCGCAGAAGTCTGCTCAAGAAGCATTTCAAAGAATGTTTGAACTAAAATGGACACCTCCAGGACGTGGCCTTTGGGCATTTGGAACTCCTATGACTATGGAGAAGCGCAACTCAGCATCTCTTCAAAATTGTGCCATGGTCTCTACTCGTGACATTGATCGTAATGATCCAGGTGCTCTTTTTGCCTGGGTAATGGATGCATTAATGCTAGGCATTGGTGTTGGTTTTGATACCCTTGGACAAGACAAGCAAATGTCTATTTATGCTCCAACAGAACCAGCTTCAGTTTATGATATTCCAGATACTCGTGAAGGATGGGTTGAGTCTGTAAGATTACTTGTTAACTCATTTCTTCGCCAAAATCAACCTATTCAAGAGTTTAACTATGACCTTATCCGTCCTCTAGGAGCCCCTATTAAGGGCTTTGGAGGCGTTGCAAGCGGTCCAGCACCACTTATTGATCTCCATACACGCATTCGTAATGTAATAGGCTCTAGAGCGGGAGAAACCTTTGATAGCCGTGCAATTGTAGATATTGTTAATCTTATTGGTACCTGTGTTGTTTCTGGAAATGTTCGTCGTTCTGCTACCCTTGCACTTGGCACACCAGAAGATAATGGTTTTATTAATCTTAAGAATCCAGAAGTATTCCCAGAAAGAAATTCATACGATCCAGAAAAACCAGGTTGGGCATGGATGAGTAATAATTCTATTTCTGCTGAAATTGGAACAAAGTATGAAGATTATGTAGATTTAATTGCAGACAACGGAGAGCCAGGTTTTATTTGGCTAGATGTTGCTCGCAGTTATGGCCGTCTTGCCGATGCACCTGACTATAAAGATGCTCGCATTATGGGCTTCAATCCTTGTGCGGAGCAGCCATTAGAGTCATACGAACTTTGCACACTTGTAGAAGTGCACTTAAATCGTCATGAATCTAAGGAAGACTTCCTCAAGACGTTGAAGTTTGCTTATCTTTATGGAAAGACTGTTACTTTGATGCCCACACATTGGCAGGTAACAAACGGCATTATGCAAAGAAATCGTCGCATCGGCACATCGCTTACAGGCATTGCTTCATTTGCAGATACTTACGGATTACCAACAACTCGTGAGTGGATGGATGAAGGATATAATACAATTCGTAAATACGATCATTCATACTCAGAATGGCTTTGCGTTCGTGAATCAGTTCGTGTAACAACAGTTAAGCCATCAGGGTCTGTGTCACTTCTTTCTGGTGCTACCCCTGGAGTTCACTGGGGTCCAGGCGGAGAGTTCTACCTTCGTGCTATTCGCTTTGGAAATACTGACCCAATGCTTCATTTGTTTAAAGCGGCGGGATATAAAATTGAAGCAGACCTAGTATCAGCAAACACTTCAGTAGTCTATTTTCCAGTAGCGTCTGGACACAAACGTGCAGAGAAGCAGGTTAGCCTATTTGAGAAAATTGGTTTGGCAGCAACTGCTCAGAAGTACTGGTCAGACAATGGTGTCTCTGTAACACTTTCATTTGACAAGGAAGAAGAAAAGAAATTCGTTGCCCCAGCCCTTAACATGTATGAAGGTCAATTAAAGGCAGTTTCATTTCTTCCAATGGGAAATAAGACATATCCTCAGCAACCATATACAGAAATATCAAGAGAAGAGTATAACTCATATGTAGGTAAAATTGGCAAAATTGACTGGTCTGCTATTTATGATGGAGTAGAAAATCTTGAGGCTGAAGGAGAAGCATACTGCTCAACAGATGCATGCGAGATTAAGTTTTATTAGTCTCTAGCCTGCTATAATAGTGTGATAGGAGAATAATGTCTACCCCATCAAACTTATATGCAGAAAAAGTATTTGCAGAGCATCCTCTTGGTCTTTGGGCTTTAGACGACAAACTAGACTATTTAAATCTAATCACTGAAGCACAAAGAGATATTGGTGCACTTTGGAATGGTTCTGGCGGTGGCGCAAATCTTACAGTATCACCTCCTTTAGGTATTCCATTTCCAGATAGTTTTGTTTCAACAATATACTCTGATGTTCCATCTACAGCAACACATGATGTGAGCGCATGGAGCCCAAACCTAACAAACTTTACAGATCTTAACCAAGACCTAGGAAGTTTTTCTGTGGGAACATATCTTTATAACGACAGTGCATACATGAATTCAGTTTCTATTGGGTATGAGTATACTGATCCAGATACATCAGAAATAGTAAGAAACTATAAAACCTTTCAAACATCTATTACTCAGGTTTGGATTTTTGTATCAGAAACATTTGAAATACCAAACGTTAACGCAGACTTAAGAGCATTTATATCAATTAACGTAAACTCTGGAGGAGAATCAGAAGAGGCTTACAGGTTTTATGTTAATGGAGTAACTGTTGGCCAGTGGTCCGAAGAGTTTAATGCAACTTCTTTAGGGGTAGAGATGGAGGCTATACCAAGCAATATTTCTATATATGGTGGCCTTGATGGTATTGAGGCAAACGCTTACGGACTATCTCCCGACTCTGGATATTACGTTGGTTATTCAGGATCAATCGCAAGAAATACAAGTTTGCCACTTGTTTTTGGATCTTCAAGTGTCACAAGACTATTCCCTGCCCCACACGCATCTTTTATATTTCCAGGAAAAGGATTTTTAAATAAAAAAGGCCAATTTCTTGATTACACAGTAGAGTTCTGGACAAGAATAGACGCCAACTCTTCTATAGACAAAAGAATCTTTGGTCCAATATCTTCTACGGATGGACTATACGTTAATAGTGGATTTTTAACTTTAGTAATTGGAAACTCATCTGCATCTCATTTTGTTGGAGAATGGTTTAGGCCAATGCTAATACAAATAAGAGTCATAAGAGACTCTGCATCATTGTTAGTAAATGGAGAACAAGTAATTTCTTTTTTACTAGACACAAACACTCTTTCTTTTCCAGAAGAGTTAGATGCTAACGGAAAAAATCAAGATTGGCTTGGTTTTTACTCCTATAGTGATATTTCTCCATTCGAGATTGATTGTGTTGGAGTTTATCCATATCAGGTTCCAATAAATATAGCAAAAAAAAGGTGGGTCTATGGACAAGCGGTTATATCGCCAGAGTCCATAAATGCCTCATATAACGGCAGTTCTGTTTTTATTGATTACCCGTTTGCTAACTATACGGCAAACTACTCCTATCCAAACCTTGCAAGATGGTCTCAGGGAACGTTTGATAACTTAGGAACAACAGCAAGTTCGCTTACCACTGCAAACTATTCTTTGCCAGATATATTTTTAGGAACAAAAAATCTAGAAGAACTTTATTCGGAAAACAAAGAAATACAAGATGAAGCCTATAAGTTTATTACATTTAGACCAAGTTTAAGTTGGGAAGATAGACATACATACCTTAACTTTCAAACTTTTAACATCCTAAATGACGAAGTTCATGGATTGTTTGGTGTTTTTAGTTCAGAGGACTTGGCTTCGGTTGAAACATTATTTAAAATCTATAATTCAACAAATGGAAATTATTTTGCTGTAAGAAAAGATGAAGACGAAATTCATTACTATTTATCTTACAATGGCATCGAAGAAGAGATTTACTCTTCAGATGCAATTACCTCTGGAGAAATGTTTTCGGCTGGCTTTATAATAGATAACCTAGTTTCTTCATTCGGAGGCAACGTTGCAACCTTTTTTGGCAATAGAGGTGCACTAAAAGTTTATGTTGCTGGAGAAGAAGACCCCACCTATTCTTTTACTGGAAAGATGTATTCTTTTGGTTTTTCTACAACCTTTAATACTAGAGAGGTTGAAGATCATTTTGATGAATTAACTGGTATTTTGCCAATTGACACAGCAACAGAAATTATTAATCATACTGGAAGTTATACACTAATACCAATTGAAGAACATGGTAGATATTATCTTGACATTGCAAGTTTTGGTTATTGGGAAGATTACATCCCTCTTTCTTATTTTGGCAAATACATAAAAGATAAAAGCGGAGTAGAGTATTACGACCTTGACTTTTTGCAGTTTAATATTGATTACCCAAGCACATCTTTGCTTTCAGAGTCAAATCTTTATTATGACACGGAAAATGCTTTTGTAAAAACATATGTAACATTTCAGTATATTGTTGATGGGGCAAATAAAACAAAAGGCTATTTTACTAATTCTGAACCAATAACTGTTGAAAACATTGTTGACGTTGATTTATATGAAGACTGGGCTACAACAAAATTTGAAATAATGAATGGCACTATCCTGTATCCACGTAAAAGTATAGACTTTAACAACATTGCAGTTGTTTTTCATATTGAGTTTTATGCAAAAGGAATTATTAAAAAGCCACTACAAATTAAAAAATTAGAAATTAGTTCTCAAGCATTAAATAGTAATTCATTTAACCCTATAGGAACAAGACTTGGGTTAAATCTTTTTCCATATAAAAAGTCAGGAATTTATTTTGACTACAAAACAAAAAACCCATTTAGTATTTACAAGGGAAGCAGCCCATACCTATACTTAACTAAAGACTCTGGTATTAAAATTCGTGGAGAGTTCGACCCAGACATAAGTCGTGGAATAGCACTTTCAGTAAATGACTCAAGATCTTCTGTATATCAAGTTAATGCCATGCAGTTGTGGATGAGGTATGATGAAGCAGAATTTACCCAGTCACCCTTAGAGTTGTTTGAAATTAAATACAAAGAAGACACAATAAAGTTTTATTTTGTCGCAGACACATCAAAAAACAATCGTGCAACAGTTTATGCAAAGAGCGTACTTACGGGTGAAGATTTTCAAGGAGTTGCCTATTATGTAAATGGAAACCTCGTAAGAGAGCCAAAAATAAGTCTTGGTGAGTGGATCTCTCTTGGTATATCGTTTTCAAATTCTTTAAACTTTGACTCCTTTGTTGGAGCAGTTAACCTAAATGGACCTGTGGTATTTAACAATATTTCTTACTACCAGGCAAACAGCCTTCAGCAACTACAAAAATATATAAACAGGCCATGGATTAAGGTCAAAGAGGACGGGGTACTTGACCTAGACTGGCAGTACTGGGTTAACGACTATATTTGGCAAGAAGTACTTGTTGTGGCCTCTTCTAATCTTTATGCTACAAATCCCGACGAAATCTATAAGACATACACAGGAACAAATAAGATAATCGTTGACGACTCGACAGGAATGTCGTTTGATTCAGACAAAATAAAGATTTATACCGAAACAACATGGCAAACAATTGTAAAGACTCCAGTCTAATATGGTATACTGATGGTTATGGATTCTTTAATTAACCCCGAAACTGGTCAGCCTATTGTTAAAAATGTACGTAGGCAGGTAATTGAAAAGAAGTATAATTGGGGATTATACGTATATAAAAAGGCAACTGGAAAATGGTTTACTGACGGAGAAGGCAATGTGCTTAATATTGAGTCAATGCGTAATGACGTAGCAAAGATTGCAGAACTAAAAGCAGCAGCAAAGCATTATGGCGACGACGGCGACGGAGAAGCAGTTTTTGTTCCAGGCCTAACAAGAATTAGCGATGAAGAACACTCAGAACAAATGGATCGCATGAAGTCTGGACTTATTCCTTCAATGAACGATCTCGGTGCATGGCATGCAGCACAGCAGACTCTCAACAAGGCAGGCAAGGAAGCATTTGATGAGTAACAGCGATTACCTAGAAGCCAGACTGGGAACAACAGAAAAGCAAGAAAGTCAATTTAAAAATAGTGACCCATTTAATAAATCTTGGGAAGAATTAAAAAATCTTGGGGGACTTGAAGAAAATTTTAAACGTCGTATGACACGACAAGTAAATAAGGCAATGACACAAGAAGGATACCTTGCAACTAATGCAAACATTAATCTTCTTAGCACAACCTATCTTGATTCAGCAAATGCAGATCCAAAGGGACTCAAAGACTCTGGATCAAAAGCAATTAATCCTGGCTTGGTGTACCGAAATGGATACGGTCTTTTTGATGTAATTACACCGCCGTACAATATGTACGAACTTGCTAATTTTTATGATACATCTTTTGCTAACCACGCTGCAATTGATGCAAAGGTAGAAAATGTTGTTGGCCTTGGTTACCGTTTTGATGTAACAGACCGTACGATGATGAGCCTTGAAAATAACGCAGACCAAGGTGCAACAGCACGTGCACGTAATAGAATTGAAAGAGCAAAGTTAGAACTTCGTGATTGGCTTGAGTCATTAAATGATGACGATAGTTTTACTCGTACAATGGAAAAGATTTATACTGACCTTCAGGCAACTGGAAACGGTTACATGGAAGTTGGTAGAACAGTAAGTGGAGAGATTGGCTATGTTGGCCATATTCCTTCTACAACAATGCGTGTTCGCCGCATACGTGATGGACACGTTCAGATAATCGGTCCAAAGGTTGTGTACTTCCGCAACTTTGGCGCCACAAACATTAATCCGTTAACAGCAGATCCACGCCCAAATGAGATTATTCATTTTAAGGACTATTCACCGCTAAATACATATTATGGTGTTCCAGACATTATTGCTGCGCTTCCATCACTTATTGGTGATCAACTTGCCTCACAGTACAACATTGATTATTTTGAAAACAAAGCGGTACCAAGATATGTAATCACTCTTAAGGGTGCAAAGTTATCTGCAGATGCAGAAGATAAGATGTTTAGGTTCCTACAAACAGGGCTAAAGTCCCAGTCACACAGAACACTCTATATCCCGCTTCCTGGAGATACTGATCACTCTAAGGTTGAGTTTGAAATGAAGCCAATTGAAAACGGTATTCAGGATGGTTCATTTAAAGAGTATCGTAAGCAGAACCGTGATGATATTTTAATTGCTCATCAGGTTCCCATCTCTAAACTTGGTGGTTCAGATTCAGGCGCCATCGCCGCCGCACTAGCGCAAGATCGTACATTTAAAGAGCAGGTTTCTCGCCCAGAACAGCAGCATCTTGAGAAGGTAATTAGCAAACTCATAAAGGAAAGAACTGATATTCTTCAGTTCAAGTTTAATGAACTTACCCTTACAGATGAGATTGCCCAGTCACAAATTCTTGAGCGTTATGTTAAGAATCAGATTATGCTTCCTAACGAGGCCCGTGAAATTTTGGATCTTCCGCAGGCAGATCATGGTGATACACCGCTTGAACTAAGCCCAAGACAGGCTGCAGATTCAAGAGCAAATGGTAATCGTTCTAGAGATTCAGAAAGAACAAATAGCCAATCAGATGGTTCTGCAACAGTATCTGGACGTAATCCGAAGGGTGAAGGTAGGTCATCTCAATAGTTGAGAAATCTACATAAAAGTTTGGTATAATGGAATACAATATGAACATAAATAAGGCTTTTTGGACCACTGACGGCGACAATGTTCGTCTATCGATGCCCTTTGGCAAAGTAGATATTGAA